CCAGTAGCAGAAGGCATAGCAGGAATAGCACCACCAGTAGCACTAGGAAGTTCTGGCATTGCTGCATCCAGCATTCCAGGAAGTGCTCCAGAGATTGCTTCTGCTGCTGCACCAGCAACTTGGGATTTGATATTCTCAACAATAGAATCCTTATTGAGATATATCGCAGCACCACCTCCAACTATACCAGCAGTTCCTACAAATGATATTACTGCTAAAACATTAATTACTTTTTGCATTTAAATTTTCCTCAATCTATAAAAAAATCATCAGCGAAAGATTTCTTACTATTTACACTAGGAACAAGTTGATACGCCATCTTATCTCTCAGCATATTAATACGCTTATCATCATACTGTCGGAAGTTATCTCTTTTCTCTACCTTCTTATAATAATGTAGAGCATTAAGGATGATTGTATAATCTTCCATAGTCAGTTCAAATTTCATGGTTTATATCGCATGTTAGTTCGCAGTTGTCACCTTCAAACTCAGAGTTTGGGATGAAGGGTGTAGATCCACAGACAGCACTTCTATACCATCGTGCCTTTCTGCCTTCTGATTTCCCTGAGTGCTTCAAGGTCCATGTTTTTTGTTCCTCCGTCGTAGGCATGAGCATAACCCTCCTCGATCATTTGCTCGTTAAGCGACACGTTTCCGTCCCCAATGTAAAGCCAACCCAGAAGACGCCCGTACTTCCCAGTGCCACCAACAAGTTCAGTCCTAACAGACAACTCATCATCACCAGCCAACGTACCTTCGAGTTTTTCTTTGAGCCAGTTGGTTGCTTCGATTCCAAGTGCCTTCTCCTCTAAATTTCTGGTTCTTTTTTCTGGCGTATCAACTCCTGCAACTCTAACTCTTTCTTTCTTGTATAAATCAAACCCGAGGTCAATAGTGACATCAATAGTATCGCCATCAAGTACACGATTGATCTCCGTCACTCGGAAGTTGTAGCAGCTCTTTCTGCTTGGTGGTATCATTTTTCCCATCTTTTAATTCCTCAAATGCTTCTTTTAATATGTATACAATATATGCTAATGCTAATGCTGCAGCAAGGAACGTTAGAATAATTACTGACCATACAGGATCACTTGGGTAATCGAGAGGACGTAATAATAAATTCATAGATATCCTCCCCAGGTTTTCCAGAAGTCTAAAAAGTAAAAGTCAATATCTGTCAAAGTTCCAGAGGGAGAAACTGTATCTTTATCATATGCCCATTTAATACAAAATCTAGTAATTTCTTCTGACCCTTTTACATGATTCACACCATACATTCTAGAGAATGAACTCATAGCAAAGTTGTAACGTTCTTTAGTGTGCTGTCCCATTTCCGTCATAGTTATCGCTCTCATAGTAGATATTTTCTCCCTTGTAAATCGCAAAAAATATAGTGGTCAATACAAAAGGTATTGAAATCCATAATAGTACATTTCCAAACATACTTTATCTTCCTTTATATTTTAGAGGCCATGTGAAGTGTAATGTGTAACATAATAAGGATATGAATCCAAATACAAATAGTCCGCTCATCATAGTTTTATATTCAACCAAGGTAACAGTGGAGGTATTACTCCTATGAGCCTGAGGAGACCCTCAGCAAATAAAGCGAGAACAACCCAACCCACACACATAGAAATAATTCCAGCATTGCGGTTGTGTTTACGAATTGCATCATCGATCATCTCCTGACATTCTTCTTTGGTCACATAATGTTTTTTCATACAAACTATCTATGATATCTCTGCGTCATTATACTTATATTTTATCTTGACTTCGTGACTAAGTTTTGATTAGCAATCATTAAATACAGAACCAACAGTAGACCCAACAGTAGAACCCACTTTACCACCTAAAAGGGATATCCAACCAGCAGCCAACCATCCAACATATGGAATACCAATCACAGCAGGAACACCAATACCAGCAGCAATACTAGTTCCTGCCATCGCACCTTGTGACCGTGCTCCAGCGTCCGCCACGATACACTCTATGTCTTTTGCAGACTTTCCCTCGCCGTCTACAGCACCTCCTAGATTTCTAGTGCCGTCCATTGTATATTCATCACGTCTATATTCAGTTCTCTTCTCACTACTATTACCACCAAAGAAACCTCTCTTACTTTTATCTAAGTCAAGTGATCTCTCAGAATTAAGAACAGCAGGATCGTTTGCTCTGTATTCTATACTATAACCTTCTTTACCTGCTTCAATTTTATAAGAGGAATAATCACCCCTAGGCAAATTAATAATTGGAACTTCTGGTGTTTTTGTTGCTTGGATGATGTGTCCTAGAACACCAATGTGTGCTACGGCAACAACACCACCGACTCCCAATGCAGTCCATTTAAAGAAGTTCATAAGATTACATCTGGTAAGGTTTATCTGTTGAAGCAAATCCAATTTGGATTGGTGCTTGTTCGATACGAATAGTTTGAGCAGGTGCAGTTTGTGCTGCAGCAGCAATCAATCTTTCCATATCTGCTTTACTAATGCCGCCACCACCGCTGCTAGATTCTCCTGCTTTCTTTGCTGCCTGGACACCAAAAGTAGCCAAAACTCCGGTGAAGACGCTGGCAATAAAAGTCGGATCTAGTTTTTGTTCAGGAATACCAAGGGCTGGAGGTAACTTGATGTATGCCAGCGTGAGTATTCCGCCGCTCCAAACAAGGATACCAAGCCTAACAAAAGTAGAAAGGATAGCAAGCTGTTCTTCTTTGTCACTTGCTGCCTCCTTCATTTTTCCAAGAATACCTTTCTTCTTGGGTTCTTCTTTTTTGACTTCTTCTGGCATTGAAAGGAAGCATAGTTCTTCTATTTAGAAAAAAAGAGGGTCATTAGACCCCCTCAAAAACTGGTCTCATCATACCCTTATCGGGTGGACCATCATCGTCATCTGTTGGTGCTGTAATGATATAAGCAATAATAAATCCTACTAACAACCATACATATGTGTTCACCAGATTCCCGGAATGATTTGACCTGTTGTTGCGTAGGCACCGATTGCTGCGATGACTCCGAGCATTGCTGCCCAACCATTAATCCGTTCTGCGTTTTCGTTCATTTGTTTTGCTCCTATTTAAATCCTTTGTTTTTGTCTTGAACCTCTACATGTGAGAGGACATCGCTTTCTTGAAACCAAACTCCTAATACTTCTCTGTAGTCATCAAATGTATGAGTCTTTCCTGCTTTAGAATAAACCTTATAGGTATGTCTATCGTATGAAAGATTTGAAGTTTGCTCAAAAAACTTTGGTAATCCAGTCATACTTTGCGCTTTGAAAAATCATACACACTGGTCTCACCATAAATTTGGTGATCTTTGTATCCTACAACTCTACCTTTAGTATTTTGTATTGCAGACATCATAGCAATGATGAGATAGATTGCAGGTGCTCCAACAATAAGAGCAGCAGCAAATACATATCCTGCAAGGAACTCAGCAATAGTATGGTTGGCAGCCCAAGTAAAATCAGTCTGCGTCAAAAGTTCAATCATTTTCTTGTATGGTTTTGTTGTAAACTAAAATCTGTTTACCATCATGGGTAAACACTAATTCGTCATCATGATCCCAACATAGTTCTTCATAGAGGGCATTGAGTCGTTCCATATCCTCATAAAGTTGGTTGGGATTAGACATTTTCATCTCCAGATTGTGTCATCACTGCTGCTCCAATAAAGGCAAGCATCGTGATAGCAAGGACTGCTAACATTAGTATAATGCCTCCTCCTGCTCTGTCAAGATTGTACAGTCTGATGTTGGGTAAGCAACACATGTGAGGACAAACCCTGCATCAATCTGATCATCGTCAAGGAAAGATTGATCTGATTGGTCAACAGTACCAACTTCAATCTTTCCAGCACAGGAAGAACAAGCACCAGCACGACATGAATAGTTCATGTCGATTCCAGCCTCTTCCGCAGCATCTAGGAGATATTGATCATCCTGACACTCTATAGTTTGTGCAGTTCCTTCTGGAGTCTTGAATGTGATGTTGAATGCCATTAGTAAGTTTCTGATAGTTGTTGTATACTATAGGATAGTATTACAAAAAATGCAATACTAGTTATAGTAAAAATAGATTCAGTCATTAGAATCCAAATGCTCCAAAGAAGAATATACTACCAGTCGTAGCATATGATACAACTGCTGCAACAAAACCAATCATCGCAGTACGACCATTCAATTTTTCTGCCTTTTCTGCATATGTCTCAAGACCATAACGCTCTGCGTCTGTCTCAGAGATATACATTCTTGGTTCAGTAGCGTACATGTTTGTACGTCCACCATCTTCAGTTGTTACAGTCACGTTACACTCCGTTATGTTTCTTTACATAGTATATAGGAAATCTAAAGACCTGTCAAGTCAATAGTCCATGTTACCGCCATAACTGATGCAGGTCTTTTTGTTTTCTGCTGATGATCTACACCACTGTCTCACATAGGCATCTGCATCCTTACTCATTGTAAAGTGAGCATGGTTATGCAGTGTCCCTATCAGTGCTATCGTTCCCAGCAACAGGAGGGAGGTCAGCGTTCCTGGATTCGTTATGAAAGTTATAAAATATTTTTTCATAAAAAAAAGGGGATGCCGTCGCACCCCCAGTATAACATCTAGATGTTTATGTGTCTATATTGAATATCAGAAGTTGTACTTCAGACCCAATTTGCCACCAACACCGAAGTCATCATCATTGTCAGCAGTCAGGAAGGACATCTCACCATATACTCCAAGAGCATCGGTGACAGGGACGCCAACTCCTGCCTTACCAGAGAACTGGGTGTCAGTTTCTTCGCCGTCAACAGCAACGATTGCTGGGCCAGCCTGGACATAGTAAGAAGCAGCACCTGCTTCTCCTTCAAATCCAACGTGAAGATCCGTCGTTGCAGCGGTGTAGTCATCGCCTACCCAACCAGCATTGGTTTCTACGTTGACGTAGGGACCTGCAAGGGCAGCGCCAGCGGACATGGACAGAGCAGCAGTTGCTGCGAATACAGATTTAAACATTTGTTTTACCTTAGTTACTTGCGGAATGGATACCCGCAGATGAATAGGGACTCGACTGTCCCGTGTTAAGTATTACCTTTTGTTACTTTAATTACTGAAAGACAAAAGGTTAAGTATTTATACTAGCAGAGTTTCCAAGACTCGTCAAGTAGTTGGCGGTTTACCGTCCTGCCCCGACGTTTCAGTGACTCTACCCAGATATGGGTTGTAGTCCATCAACTCATCAATCTTAATCTGAGCACCTGCATTATTCCAAAAATTGGATTGTGCTTCAAAGTTTCCTCTGTGGAAAACGTCGATGTGTTCAGGGTGAATTGATGATCCCAATTCTAACTTATAAAGTAGAAGAGGTAAAGCATAAGTGTTGCCTGAGTTGTAGATCAGATCGTCAGCCACTGGTCGAGGACGTACCCCGTTATCCAGTTTATACCGATCTCCCCGAACATGCAAGTCAAGCATCTTCTTAGCATGATGTCTGGTAATCAAGTAACACGCAGTAGAGAATTCGTTTACGAATCTCTTGTGAATCTTGATATGCACGTCACCAGTCGCAATGATAGCAATCTGACAAACGTCCCAGTCATAAGGTATTCTACAGTAAAAGTCCTTCCATGTAAAGTTCCAGCACTTCACCAAGTCCAGATTGCAGTCATCCTCCATCATCACAGCATAAGGAGCATCGGTCTCCTCATAGAAATGCTTGATTGCTTTGAGGTGTGATGTAACACATCCAATCTCTCCACTGGTTACCATCTCAGGGTATCTACCCTTTAGAATCTCACTCAGGTCATCTTCTCTACCATCATAAGCAGAGATACGAGTATAGTTCTCTATTTCCCAATACTTAAATTGCTCTTCCATATAGTTCCATCTCTCAGGTTGCCCATCAAGATTGATACAATAGATTGGACCGATACCTTTGAGTTTGTATGCGGCTTTGTTTTTGTCTCTAAGCATCGATAATCTCCCACTGTTCAGGATATAAGTCTTTAGTATCTAAGTGTTTGTTATTTGGACCGAACCATTTAGATGGTGCAATGACTCTACCTCTATTTGCTAACCATGCTCCCCACCAACTGTAGGTACTGTTAGCAATAATGAAGTCAGAACACAATGACATCAAACAAAGGTCAACATAACTTGTGTTGCCTGTAGCAATCAAGAACCTATCATGGTCAAAAATATCCTGTTGTTTACACCACTCAGGATCATCTGTAAATATAGCAACATTCCTGCGAATGTCAAATAAACTCAATGCCCTAGCATAGTAATCAAGATCTAGATTGTAATGATTGCCTGAGTTCCTCAAGAAGTCACCACGTCTAATATGTAATGCGATTGGATTAGAAACAGATTGAATCATCTCCTCGCATGGAGTTTTGATATCATCGATAAATGAGAAATCTTTACGAACTTCTTCCTCAATATGTTTGAAGTATTTTTCTGATTGAAAATATCCAACAAGACTTATGTTATCTGGACAAGAGTTAAAAATATTTTCATTAAAGGTAAATCCCTCCTCTTGCACATATCCATTTCCTATAACTGAGTTATTATTACACCCATTCATAGTGAAAGGTTCAAACAGTTCAATCCTCAAACGATTGCCTAAGACATCAACAATCAGTTCATTATGATTAGGTACACAATATTCATGACCATTGTTATTTGCAATGCCTTTTAGTGAAGCATACTGAAACATTTGGTTTCCCAACTGTCCCATTTTTCCTAAGTAATCAAATCCAATCATTTTTTGCTAAGGTTGTTGTTGTTTATTACATCTATGACATAGATCATTTCATTTTGTAGTCGGTTGATTTTATCATCATGAGACTTCAACCAATCATAATTTAGAACAGATTCCTCTAGTTCTCCATCAGTATTAGTTTCGCCATTGAGATTCCATCTTTCTACAGCCCATGTAGGAGGAGTAGAGGACTTCCAAGGATATAGACTATATTCTAGTTCGGCAACTATTCCGTATAACCATATATGAATAGATCTAAACATTTTCTTTAACCCAGTTCTCTAGTTCAACTTTAGGTTCCCAACCAAACGTGCTTCTCATCCGATCAATATTAGCAAGACTGATTCTTACTTCACCGATGCGTGGAGGAATATTAGTTTGATTATCAGAAATCCAATCAGCAATTTGATTTACTGAATAGTTTTGACCTGAACCTATATTATATACCATACCAAAGGCATCGTCATCTACCTCTTTTATTGCTGCTAATAGATTAGCATTAACTACATCAGATACATGAACAAAGTCTCTACATTGTTCCCCATCACCAACGATTGTAAGTGGTTCTTCAGCATCTCTTTGACGACAGAAGATACCAATCACAGGAGCATACTGTCCTTTGCGTGGTGCTCTATGCCCATAGACATTGAAGTACCGAAATACTACCGTAGGCAAATCAAACAAATCAGTATACATCTTGCATAGTTTTTCTCCAGCAACTTTAGTTACTGAGTATGGATTCAGACTATCATCAGGTTGTGTTTCCACATTGGGATAGTCATTGTTACCATAACCAGAAGATGTTGAAGAGTATATAACTCTTTTTACACCTGCTTCTCTGGCGCACTGAAGCACCGTACAGGTGCCTAATACATTCTTCTGGACTGCTGCGATAGGGTTAGCGATAGCAGGTCCTATACGAGATTCTGCGGC